TGTTTAGCTTCGAAGAAGAAGAAGAAGAAGAAGAAGAAGGCGAAGACGACAGCGAAGATGATGGCGTCGGCGGCGACGAAACAGATGATATGATGCATGACATCGGTGCCGAAGGCGATTCAGATGACGACGGCATGGACAGCGATGAGCCAGCTTCTAAGAGCGACATAATGGATCTTAAGACAGCATTTGATGATCTTAGAGCAGATTTTGCTCAGATGCTAGATGCAGAACGTCACGAAGAAGAAGAAAACCCAGATATCCACGGCGGTATGTTACCGAAAGATGACATGGAAAGCATGGACGACATGGACAGCGAAGAAGATGAGATGATGATGCCATTCGAAGAAGAAATCGAATCCATTGATCGTTCACCTGCTGCTATGATGAGAGAGTATGTTGACAAAATGGGTGAAGCATACAAAGGCGGAAAAGTTGCCGGTACAACTGAAGGTCAACCAGTAGGTGCAACTAACAGCAGCCCAAGCACTACAAACAAGAACAGCCTGAAGTTCAACAAGAACGATATGGGTGGTACTGTAAAGAACATCGCACAAAATGCAAAAGGTGACGAAGTACTTGCTAACCAAGGCGTTCTAAAAGGAAACGGTCTACTAGGCGGTAAGCCAAAAGACATGAATACTGGTAATGTTAACAAAGTCGGTGGAACTAATGTAAAGCAGTTCTATAAGAACAATTCAAAAGGCCATGGTGCTGAAAAGAAGGGTTCCGGCGAAGTAGGTGGTACTGACAAAAAGAGCCTATTTAAGTAAGGATTACAATAGTGAAAACAATCTATCTCCAAGAACACTTAACATTTGATCAAGCGAAAGTGGTCATTGAGAGCGACGAAAAAGATGGTAAGACTCTTCATTTGAAGGGTATCTGCATCCAAGGCGGCGTTCGTAATGCGAACCAAAGGGTGTACCCAGTCTCCGAAATCGCTAAGGCTGTCAAAACACTCAATGATCAGTTGCAAGGTGGATATAGTGTAATGGGAGAAGTAGATCATCCACAGGATCTAAAAATTAATTTAGACCGTGTAAGTCACATAATCACTGAAATGTGGATGGATGGGCCCAATGGGTATGGCAAGTTAAAAATATTGCCAACCCCAATGGGACAATTAGTGAAAACAATGTTAGAATCAGGCGTAAAACTAGGTGTCAGTAGCAGAGGTAGTGGAAACGTTAAAGAAGACGGTACGGGTCAAGTTAGTGAATTTGAAATCGTAACAGTTGATATCGTTGCACAACCTAGTGCTCCTGGCGCCTATCCTACTCCGATCTACGAACACCTTATGAACACAAAAGGTGGAAATCAGGCATTTAGATTAGCAGGCGAAATTAGAGAAGACCCAAAGGCACAGAAATTTTTAAAAGAACAACTCGTAAATATCATACGAGGACTCCAATAAAGTAGGAGAATCACATTATGTTGGAAGTACTAAAACAATTATTTGAGAACAATGTGGTTTCCGAAGATATTAAGACGGAAATCGAAGGTGCTTGGACAAAACAAATCCAGGAAAACCGCGACCGAGTCACAGCTGAACTACGTGAAGAATTTGCACAGAAATTTGAACATGAAAAAGGTTTAATGGTTGAATCATTAAACTCAATGCTTGAAGATCGCCTAACAAATGAAATAGCTGAATTTATCGATGATAAGAAGCAGCTAATCGAAGCCAAGGCAAAGTATGCAAAGAAGATGAAGAAAGATGCAGAAGTAATGAAGGAATTCGTATTCCATCAATTAAAATCTGAAATTTCTGAACTTCACGAAGATCACAGAATGATGTCATCTAATTTCCAAAAGCTAGAGCAGTTCGTAGTAACGCAACTAGCAAAAGAAATAGCTGAGTTTGACACAGATAAGAAAGCAGTAGTAGAGACAAAAGTAAAACTAGTTAGAGAAGCGAAAGCACAGCTCAACGATGTTAAGTCTCAATTCATTGCACGTTCAGCTAAGTTAGTTGAAGCAACTGTAGTTAATACTATCACAAAAGAGATGGCACAACTTAAAGAAGATATTTCTTCAGCAAGAAAGAATGATTTCGGACGCAGAATCTTCGAAGCGTTTGCTTCGGAATACACACACAGCTACCTTAGCGAAAAGAGCGAAGTTGCAAAGCTATTCAAAGTTATCCAAGATAAGGATCGCCAATTAGCAGAAACAAAAGCAAAGATTTCTAAAGCAGCAAACTTAGTAGAAAGCAAGAATCGTGAAATTACAAAAATGCGCGATATTGATAACCGTAAAGAAGTTATGAGTGAACTCTTAGCACCACTAGGTAAAGACAAAAAAGCATTGATGTCGGAGCTTCTAGAAAGCGTACAGACAACAAAGTTACGTCAAGCATATGATAAGTACCTACCGGCAGTTATGTCAGACGGTACCGGAACCAAGCAGGCATTAGTTGAGGCAAAAGAAATAACAGGCAATAAGCAAGCAACAACAGTTACAAACAGTACTGTTGAAAGCAATATAATTGACATCCGTAGACTAGCGGGATTAAAATAAGGAGTTTTAAACTATGTCACAACTACTAGAAAGCCGCTGGCATGAGACAAAAGAGGCACTTTTAGAAGGCCTTGGAGGTAATAAGCGTTCAGTAATGGCCGTCACTCTCGAGAATACACGTAAGTATCTCGCAGAAAGTGCGACAGCTGGTGCTACTTCTGCCGGTAACGTTGCAACTCTTAACAGAGTTATTCTTCCAGTAATTCGTCGTGTTATGCCGACAGTTATTGCAAATGAACTAGTTGGCGTTCAGCCAATGACTGGTCCAGTAGGACAAATCCACACACTACGTGTTCGTTATTCAGACACAGTAGGAAGTGGCGACACTGTAGTAGCAGGTGAAGAAGCACTAAGCCCATTCAAGATTGCTGCTGCATATTCAGGCAATCAATCAGCAACTGCTGGTGGTACTTCCACAGCAGCACTCGAAGGTCGCGCTGGAAACAAAATGAGCATACAGATCCTCAAGCAGGTAGTTGAAGCGAAGACTCGCAAGCTATCAGCTCGTTGGACTTTTGAAGCTGCTCAAGATGCACAAGCACAGCAAGGTATCGATATTGAAGCAGAAATCATGGCAGCTCTTGCACAGGAAATTACTGCTGAAATTGACCAGGAAATCCTAGCTTCTCTAAACAACCTAGCAGGTACTGCTGTTGAAACATACAACCAGGCTGCTGTTTCAGGTACTGCTACATTCGTTGGTGACGAACATGCTGCTCTAGCTGTTCAGATCAACCGTGTATCTAACTTGATTGCACAACGTACACGTCGTGGTGCAGGTAACTATGCAGTTGTTAGCCCATTCGCGCTAACAATCCTACAGAGTGCTACAACATCCGCATTTGCTCGTACTACAGAAGGCACTTTCGAAGCACCAACAAACACTAAGTTCGTTGGTACTCTAAACAGTGCAATGCGTATATATGTAAATGCTTATGCAAGTGACTCAACTGATGTTCTAATCGGTTACAAAGGAACAAGTGAATCAGACGCTCCTGCGTTCTACTGCCCATACATTCCTCTAATGTCAAGCGGTGTTGTACTTGATCCTGCAACATTCGAACCAGTAGTAAGCTTCATGACACGTTATGGTTACGTTGAGCTCAGCAATGCAGCTTCTTCGCTCGGTAACGCAGCTGACTACCTAGGTAAGGTTGCAATCACTAACGGTAACGTTAAGTTCTCCTAATACGTTAGGATAATAACAAGTTAAGCGGGCATTGTCCCGCTTTTCTTTTGACCAGTTGACAAGACTTAAATATCTGTTACAATGTTCAACATGCAAGACCTTATGATAGAAAATCCAGATGATTGGCACCGAGTCGATGATGCGTTAAAAAAACTTATCCGCATAATGCCTGAATTCTATAAAGATTACTATCGTATACGTAAAAACTTAGAGATTAAAATCAAAGAATTGTCAGAACTTGATATTAAAATAAGACGCAGCGATTCAATTTATTATAAACAGTTAAGAAAAGACAAATTACAAGAAATAAACGATACTACACGCTTATTCTCCAAGATGTACTTGATAGCATCTCTTGCTAAAAGATAAATACAAGTACCATAACGGTTTATGGGGAATCCCAACCTCGTAGCCCTAGAACGGTTTAAATTAAAGGAGAAAACAAATGGGTCGTCCAGTAAGAAAAGATATACTAGGTACAGAAGTATTTGGTGATTATACAACTACAGCAGTTGGTATACGTTGTGAAGCATATTTTTCAAGCAATCAATCAGATGTTTTTATTATAAAACAAAAAGGTGCTAGCAGATATCTTGTACAAGATAAATCAGCAGGAACTACACAAGTAGCTAAACTAGTTAGCGGAACACCTTCAGCAGCAGGCGAAATGCGTATGGTTGGATACACAAGCAGCAATCATGTTGGATCTGTAACTATTCGTAGTTTAAAGAAAAGAACAGCAACTGACTGGAGCGGAAATCGTTACACATGGTATGTTGAAAACGATAGCTCACAGGATATGATTCGTCTAACAGCGATTTAATAAGGTTCAATAACAAATAATGTCAGCAAATGTCGTAAGAGTTAACAGCGACTACAAGATCCAGACTAACGTAGGCGGTACTATTACGTTAGATACTGGATCAAGTAGTGGTACTGTGAGCATAGTTGGAAATCTAAACGTGCTAGGTACAACTAGCACGATTACTACAACCAATACTAATATACTTGATAATCTTATAGTTCTCAACAGAGGTGAGACTGGAAGTTATGTCGGTGAAGGTATAGCAGGTATTGAAATTGATAGAGGTCCAAATAGTACTTACGGTAATGCTCAAATAGTTTGGATCGACAGTGAAGTTGGAACAGACCCTTATTGGGAATCACCTAATGGTTTACAAAAAAGCGGTGTGTTTGTTTTTAGAACTAAAAATGGTGGACTAAACGGTATTAGAACTAACTCTATCGATACTGCAGGACAAAGTCTTGTTTTAATAGGTAGAGGAACAGGGGTATTAACTGTTGCTGGAACACAAGATTATGAACTTAATGTTTATGACGATGACCACATACCTAACAAAAGATATTTAGATCTAAGATTAGATACATTTGGACCTAGAAGAATTGTGCAAGGTGATACTTCTGTAATAGCATCTGATGATTCTATCTCAGGCGGACTTAGCAAAATACAAGTACTTGTTAACAATGTTGAAATCGGAACAATCAAAGAAACAGAGTTTGATCTTTATAATCTAAGATTTTCAAATACTACAATCGAAAATACTGCAAGTAATAACGATATACGAATTGCTGTTAACGGTACAGGTATGCTAATACTTGATGCAACAAACGTGCAAGCAAACGGTGACGTTAATATATTATCATCAACTGCTTCAACAACTACAACATCTGGTGCATTGAAAGTAGCAGGTGGTGTAGGAATAGTTGGTGCTGTTTATGCAGGTAGCATACAAGCTACGCCAATTGGGTCGTCTACTGCAAGCACTGGAGCATTTACAACAGTAGGTGCTACTACTGCAAATCTTACTACTGCAAATATAACTACAGACAATGTCACAACACTTAATGCTACAACAAGTAATTTAGGAACAGTTAACACCGGAACATGGAACGCTACAGTTGTTGGTACAAGTTATGGCGGAACAGGACAATCTGCATATACTGATGGGCAAATCTTGATAGGTAAAACTAGCACTGGATCATTGGTTAAAACTACACTAACTGCAGGATACGGTACTATTATAACTAATGGATCAGGACAGATTACTATAGATTCATTTGGGTTAGGTGGAACCGTTACAGGTGTTACTGCTGGAACTGGCTTAACAGTTATTGATGATACTGACGGAGTTATTACAGTTAGTGGTGTTATGGCTATCGCAAATACTGGCGTTTCGTCTGGTTCATACGGAAGCGCATCGTACGCAAGTAGATTTACAGTAAATGCACAAGGACAATTAACTTCAGCGTCAGAAACTGCGATAGCGGTTGATGCTGCTGCTATAACTAGCGGTATACTTTCTCCAGCACGTGGTGGGTCTGGTTATGGAACATATAGCGACGGTGATTTATTAATTGGAACTACTCTCGGTTCTACATTACTAAGAGCAAAACTAACTCAAGGTACTAATATCGTTATATCAAATGGTGGCGGTACTATCACTATCGATCATAATGATAAGGCAACTAATTTAAAAGGTGGTAATGGTACAACACTATTAGGTTCAATACCTTATCAAAGTGCTGCTGATACTACAACATTACTAAGTCCAAACACTTCAACAACTAAGAAATTTTTACGTCAAACTGGTAATGGTACAAACGGTGCAGTGCCAGACTGGGATACATTAGCTGCTGGAGATTTACCAAATACAGTTAATGATGCTACAACATCTAATACAGCAGCTAGTATTGGATTCTTAGGTGTGCCGCAAAACAGTAAAGCAGCTGATTATAGTACTGTTATTGGCGATTCCGGTAAACACATTTATGTAACTGTAACTAGGACTATCACTATCGACGGCAGCGTAGCGTATCCTATCGGAGCTACTATTATGTTTATTGCAGCAGCAGGTGCAACTGCAACTATTGATATTACAACTGATACTTTATATCTAAGCAGTGCCGGAACTACGGTCGCACGGACATTAGCACCTTATGGTGTAGCTACTGCTATTAAAGTTGAGTCAGGAAAATGGTTTATCAGTGGAACTGGGCTAACTTAAAGAATAGAATCTAGTAGATCAAATACTGTTTCTATCTTAGCACGAGTAATTTTACTACTAACTGTATTTTTAATACCTTGGTGTATAGGTTTTGGCCATTTATCTAATGCACACCAAGCATACCCAACATGTTCATTGCTTAACTTGGGTATAAATTCATCTTTTATTATACAGATATATGTGTGGAAATTAAAGTGATCGTCATCGCTTACAAAAGTTTCTAATGGTATAGTTTTAATTACTTCAGGAAAAAATCCAATTTCTTCAACTACTTCTCTTTGTAGTCCTTCCCAAACAGATTCTCCCTGTTCGGATTTTCCACCAACTAATCCCCAAGTACCTTCTTTTTTACCACTGGCTTTCTGTAGTAATAAAAATCGTTTTGTTGATTTGCTTAAAAAGAAAGCACCGCTGCCTTTTATTTTTTTGATCATAGGTTAAAACTGAAGTCGCCATTGCCCCGGCATATACTCGCCTTCAAAACTTTTAGTCCAGTATTCGCCATCCCATTTATATTGTACACCAGTTTTTAAATTAGTAACATAAACGATATCTAATATAGATTTAGCACTAAACACGATGTTCCATTGTGCGCCATCCCATTCGATAATGTCGTTTTCGCTGGCTACAAAATCACTTTGATCAGCATTTTTCCATGCTGCTGGTCCGAGCTGATTTTTTGTACTACCGATGTTATCTAAAATCAAATACCTAATACCAATAGCTACAATACCCGGATTGTATGTTAACGGATTAACAATAGCATCTATAGTACCTCTACCTGCGATAACTGTGTTTGTTGGATATGTATCTGGATCCCAGTTTACTAACATCAATGTTTCATCTGTTGCATCAATCGCAGCAGTTCCAACTACTTCTGATCCGTCTGAACGAATGAGATATATCCTACTTGAACCTGCTCTAAATTCTCCATATTGGTCTAGTAGAGTAAACCAATTAGTAGTAGTTCCGTATTTTATAGGAATAGCAGTACCAGTCTCTGTACTAACACTTTCACCACTGTTTACTAGCCTTACAGAATTGTTTACAACTAATACACCATAATTGCCCGGTGTTACATAAACGGTAGTTATTGGAATATTATCAATAAAGTCATCATTGAGTGTCCCTGTTGATTCGGAGAATATGTTTGATATAACAGTTTGAATTACACCCATTCTTGTAAGTTTGCCCGGCGGAGTTAGCCAAATTGGAGTATCTAATTGTATAGTAGCAACATCAATATCGCTATCAGTTCCTACGGGAATAGTTCTATTACTAAAATCAATATTATCTAGATATATAGCAGTTAAGCTAGTCCAATCAACATAGTTGTCTGTAGTTTGAACTTCAAAACTAGGATTGAAAAGAACTAATATCTGTTCTAATACCTGTAGCTTCTGTTCAGTATTAGTCGTCCAAATGTCTGCTCTAATCGTTAATTTATATGGAGTGGGCATCAATCTTTCAACAGTATAATTTGTACCCTGTGTGTCTGTATACTTGTTAGTAACAGGGTCAACAGCACGTTCTCTGATGAATATCTTATTAACATAACTAGCATCTGCAAGTCTAGAAGTATCGAGTTTTAAATCTGAAACATATACAGATATACGTGGAGCACTTGGTATTTTGTTTTCGCTGTTATCTCTCATAATTGTAGCAGCCATTCGTGACAAATCTCCGTAGAGAACTGGTACGACTTTTTCGGTACCGTCGACTGCTCTTACTTTGAACCCACTTAACATTCGTATTAATTGAGCTAGATATCGTCTTACTTGTCCGTCATAAAAGAATTGCATTATAAATCTGCCTTAGGTCTTAGTGCTTTACTTAGTGCTACTCTCTGTTCGATGCGCTCTGCATATAAAGTCCAACGAACTTCATCATTGAGATTTAATGTGTACAATGTATTAAACGCTAGTTTTCCTGTACCCGGATGTTCGTAAATGTCAGTTATAGGCATCACATACTCGTTAACATAAACTTCTACACCATACTGTGCATTGTAATTAGTTTTAGTTACGATTTGATTTAGATTTAAATCAATCGAAAGTGTAGGATCTGTAGTACGGAATACTTTCGGACTGGTTACAAAGAATGTATCAGTAACAAGCGATTTAATATTACTATATCTAGTATTATTAATAAAGCTGGTCTTTTGTATCTGTCTATTTTCAGTATTAGTTTTTAACATTCTAACCTTATCTTCAAATTTAATCCAACGTCTGCCATCGTATCGAAAAAGTCTATTTGGCAAATAATCACTACGTAAAAAGAAATCTCCATCAGTTGGATACGCAGGAAATTGTATACCAAAACCATATGGAACACCATTAGGCGGTATACCAGACCCAACTAGATAACCTTGATA